CCAGTTGCAGAATGCCGGTCTGCCATGTTGCAGTGCCGTCAAACGTAGTCCACACGCCGACCGGCATGTTTCCAGTATTTTGAGCGGTCGTTGGGGTACTGACGTAGTAGAGACCGCTTCCGGCGGCCGTGCCGGCTGTTCCGAACGTGATTTGAGCATGCCCGACAACGATTTTTTGGACACGTCCCCAACGACCCGTGGTGCTTCCACCAGTGCCGAGTGTTGGGTTTGTCGTTGTTGCCGTCAAAGCCGGTGTCCATGTTTCCCATGCGGCCCCGATCTGGTTCATCGTGGCGGCCGTCAAAACTTGTCCGCTTGAGAGTCCTGCCGTGTATTGCGTAGCCATTGGTTATCCCAGTCTCCCGGTATCTAGGGCATCCTCGTCGAGAATGAAGCCGTGGTTGTCAGTCCAGTTACCGAGTTCCAGCGTAACAATCGTGTCGGATGGTGTGACGTTGATTCTGCGGGCTTTAGTAACGCAATAGGCCGTCTGCGACGTTGCCCCGGAACCAGTCCAAGTGATCGTTGCTTTTTGCCACGGGTATGTGCTGATTCCAAGCAGGCTCCGCCATTTGGTTTCTGCCGCGTCGGCTGCTCGAGTTTTGACCATTGAGGCCGACAAACGGATGGTGACAGGATTGAAACGGCTAGTTCCGTATCGGTTGACCAGTTTAATGGCCATGTTTGTGGTCGCCGTGGAGTTTTCAAGCAGAGTGTCGGTAAACGCGATGGTTCGGTTGCCGTAGGACGTGACGTTTGAGCTGTTGACGGTGACGGCCGTTGATCCGGTGTAGTTGGCATCAATGGTGGCTTGGGTGATGAGCGTGTCGTTGTTGAATGCTTGCTGAAATTCGTTGTCGTCAAACGGCAGTTTCGAGCCGCTGAGGCTGGCTGGCGGGTTGAATTCAAAATCGACGCGAGTGCCGGTGCTTCGAGTGTTGGTGTCAGGGCAAAAGTTGTACTTGTAACTAGCAATGGTGCTTGATATTCCGATCGACGTTGCCCATAGAACGTCGTTTCCGGAGGGAACCACCGATTGTTGCCATGCGTCAGCAAGGGTTGACCATGACAGCGTGCTGTCCGTTTTCACAGTAAACGTACTGTCGCCGCCCACCTGTACGCCGTCGGCGGTGAAACTTGATGCCCCAAGTAACGGCAAATAAAGGTTGACACCATAGGTAGGCGAATTGCTGATTGCCCCAGCAAGGGCGGTTGCATAGTTGCTTGAACCCACAGGTGATGTTGGGGTCGGCGATTTGCCGCCGACGCTCAGGAAGTCAATAGCGGTGATGGTGACTGTGGAGAACACGCCGTCGTCCTGCAAATCAAAATCCATGACAATGCCGTCAAACACGTCAATGGATGTTGATGCTCCGCCTGTATTCGTCGAGGCGTTGACGAATACCCCTTGGGCGAACCAGTCAGTGCTTGAGTAGGTGCCTCCGCCTCCGGGTGTCAATGCCCCATCTTTGTTGAGCAGAGTGATGACGCAAACGCCACGGCCGATGACGTTTACGTCAACGGACTGATTGATGTTCATGGACATGACGCGGGACGTGAAATCGACCGGGCTGGCAATCGTGCCGATTTCTACCTTCCACGTCGTGTTGATCGCCATGATTTATCGCCTAACAGCGGTCGTCGTCGTCAGCGGGACGGCACCGTTGTTGCGTGTCCATTGCTGGATGGCGGCCACGACGGCGTTCGGGTCGGCGGACGTAACAGTCACGTTGACCGTGTTCCCCATGCCACCGTTCGGGGTGACGTACCCGCCACGGGCACCCATGGTCAACAGTTCGGGGCCACGCTCACCCACCAGGTAGGTGCCGCCAGCCGACACCGGCCCACCGTTTGCTCGAGCACCACGGAACCGCATCGCATCCGTAAGGCTGGTGCCCGGATGGTTCGCCATCATGTCCAGCAGGCGGATCGCTTCTTTTACGTCGCCTGTGTCCATCATAATCTTGATTTTGTTTTGCTCCGAATTAGCCAATCCGATCAATTCGATTAGTTGGGCAACGGCTTCGTATGCGTCTTGCGTTGCTTCTTCATACTCAATGAATTTGGTCGGATCACCGAATGCTTCAGCGGCTGCTTCTTGCAAATTTTCAACGGATCGTTCTGCATTTCGTATGGCTTCGTCTTTGTCAAACTGACCGAGCAGGGTTTGCCACGCATAGTTCAATTCGTCTGTGGTAACCCGCACCTCGTCCTCTTTTTTATCGAGGTACTCGAGGGCGGTCTGTGCGTTTCGCATCGCCGCGTAACCGTCCCGCCAAACCTCGTTTTGCTCATCGAGTTTTTCCTTGAATTTTTCGGCAGTATCTCCAAGCCCACCAAAACCAATGTTCAGTTTGTTTGCAAGTTCAACTGCTTTGGCTAAACCTTCAGCCAAAATGACCAGCATTGGAATCAATTGCTCGCCCAAAGCCATGGACAAATCGCTGGTTGCGTCGCCGAGTTTGTCCATGGATTCCCGGTAATCGCGGGCTTTTTTTAGTTCACTTTCAGAAATGACTTTTTGGTCGGATACTTCGGCAAGGCTTTTACGCAGTTTTTCGGAGCCAAGGCCGATCAATTCGGCCATGGACTGCCAGCCTTTGCCGAGCAGCTGCGATGCGACACGAGCACGTTCGGCGGGGTCTTTGATGCCATTTAGGCGGTCAATAACGTTTAGGAACGTTTCGTTGGCCGACATGGCTCCGGTGTTGGAATAGCCAATTTCAACGCCAAGTTCCTTGAACAGTTCGGGGCTGGTGCCCAGCGTCTTGTTCATTTTGCCTATGGCTCCCTCAAGGGTGCCTGCTTCTATGTCGAGGTCGCCAGCCACCTCGATTAGGCGGGACGCTTCCTCTGTGGCAAGTCCGGTGGCATCGGAGAATTTGCCGGTAGCGATGGCCAATTGCTGGAATTTTTGTGCCCCATCAAACGCGAATTTGGCGATGGCCACGCCGGCCGTGGCGGCAAATGCGACGGCGTTCTTTTTGACAAAGTCGAGGGCGACGGCTGATCCGGCCTTGAATTTGGCCATGCCACCTTCGGCTTGGGCGACGCTGGTACGGAAGTCGGAAAAGGCCTTCATGGCCCCCTTGATCCCAGTATCAACAAATTCGCTGACTATGGGGATTGATACAGCCATCAGATCACCTTCACAATCTTGGCGACGGTCGTCTTACCGGCCCGATATTGAAGGGCATAGGACGACTCGTTCATGATTTTTTCCACCAGTTTTCGCAGTTGTTCTTGAACGTCACTTGCGGACAGTTCGTAGGCTTTCCACATGGTGCGGGATGGGTTGCCGTACCGGGACGACAGGGTGTTGATCATTTGGGCACCTTGCGGGGTGGTTGATTTGCCTGCCATGTCAAACAGGGTGGCGGTGCGGCTGTTCCATTTCATGCCGAACACTGCGGCCTTCTTTTTTGACCCGGACGTAAACGCCTTGATGGAGCGGGTTTCCTTGCTGGTGCTCCACGGGAGCAGGCCGGTGGCTTCGTCGTTGGCTGTGGTCACGGCTTCGCGGACACGGCCGGTGAACATGGCTTTGCGAGCCAACGCCTTTTGGCGGCCGCCGACGTTGTAGGCACGTTCCCAGCCGGACATGGGGGCATCGCCGGGCAACAGGCGTTTGGCCTCCAGCACCATCGGCTTGGCGATTTCAGCAAAGTCGCGGGTGATCTGACGACGGGTTTTCTTGTCCAAGGCGTTCAGGATCGCCAAGGCTTCCTTGACACCCTTCACTTCCATGGTCGGCCCTGTCATCGCTTGTGCTCCTTGATGATGGCGGCCACGGTCGCCACGTCCTCGAAGTCAAATGGTACATCAGGCGGCCACCAGCCGGTGCTGATTAGCAGTTCTGCTAATGAGCGTCGGTAGGTGCCGGGGAGAAAGGGCCGACCACTTCTTCCGACACCACCTCAAGCTCGACAAGGCGGCTGATGAACGAATCAAACTCGACGGGCACCACGACCTTGTCACGCTTACAGCATTCCCACGCCATAAACGCGAGATCTTCCATGCCGATGCCGGAC